GTTACGGAGAGTGAGCATCTTCTCGTAAACTTGTTAAGGGCGCGGCAACTGGCTGAAAGTTTCAAGACTCCCGACATTGCCGAGATGGCAGAAGACCTTGTGACCCAGGGGAACTCCGTGGTCATCTTCGTGAATTTCAGGGATACCGTGGATGCTCTTTGTGAGCGCCTGAAATGCGAACGAATAGATGGGGGTCAGACGGCCAAACAAAGGCAACAGGTCGTTGATGATTTTCAGGCGGACAAGATACATGTCATCGCTGTTAACATTGCTGCTGGTGGTGTTGGGTTGTCCCTGCATGACACGCATGGTAACCGGCAACGTATAAGCCTTGTCAGTCCCTCTTTCTCTGCCAAGAATCACCTCCAGACGTTAGGCAGGATTCACCGCAATGGGGCTAAATCTGACGCAATACAGAAGATTTTGGTAGCTGCCGATTCCATTGAGGAAACGGTAATGGACTCAATTGAAAAGAAACTAAGGAACCTAACTGCACTACATGGCTGATATGTATGACCAACTAGAACTAGGACTTAAACTAGCCCCCACAAAAAAGTGTTTTCATAAAGCGTACCGTTATGAAAATGGGAAACTTTATCATAGACCAAGGAGAGTCAGGAAGCCCAGAGATAATAATTGGAATGCCAGAAATGCCNATAAAGAAGCTGGGACAACCTTCAGGANCAGAAGGGATGGACCCAGAGTTAGGCTTAATGTAAGAGGCCGNCTTACATTTAGAAGTAGGATAATTTGGGAAATGTTTTATGGATTCACTAATTTACAAATTGATCACATCAATGGGGATACTTTAGATGATCGGATAGCTAATTTAAGGACAAGCACCCAAGGGCAAAACACATACAATAGGAAATTATGCACAAGAAATAAAACAGGAGTGAAAGGCTTGGGGGTAAGAAAAGTGGATCGTAGAAATGGAACTTCCTACAGAAAATGGTTTGGAAAGGTAAGGCTAAATTATAAAGAAAAGTATACGCCAGAATTTCCCTACACAGAAGAGGGCAAGCAAGAGTGTATTATCAAATTAAGAGAACTTAGAGAAAAACTACACGGAGAATTTGCACACCATGGATAAACCAGACCACACCAGTAGAGACCACGCGGAGTTCAGTCCGTCATCATTAAAGTATGTAGCAGCCTGTTCCGGCTATACAGGTCGGTCAGGGACGAGTGCTGCCGCTGAGAAAGGCACACGCATCCATGAAGCCCTGGAGGTGCGGGATTCTTCCGCGCTCCACGACGAAGGGGAAGTCGAGATATATGAGCAGATCGTCAAGGATGAGGATGAGTTCCTGCAAACTGTTATTGGCGATGCAGAACGCACTGAATACAATGAGGTGCTTGTTGATGTCGAATTGGACCGGACAAGCACCTGGGGGACTTGTGACCGGCTAACCCTCTATGGCAACAAGGCTGTCATGGGGGACTACAAGACGGGCATCAGTATCATTGATGCCCCAAGGGACAACTGGCAAGCCAAGGCATATACGGTTGGGGCTTTCCAGAGATTCCCTGATATCCAGACAATTACTTTTGTGTTCTATATTCCCGTTCGGGGTGAGGTTCTCCATAGTGAATTCAAGAGGAAAGAACTTCCTGAGTTGATCAAGGAATTATCCTATGTCATCAAATCCGGCGAACTTATCCGGCCCAAATGGGATGAGGGAACTCCTGAACTCAGGGACCTAACCCCTAATGTTAACTGCCGGTTCTGCGCATACGAGGAACGCTGTCCGGCTCTGGGGGCAATCGCAATTGAGATAGCCAACAGGGTTGCAGAAAACACATTGCCAGGGGTTGATATCACTGACCCTGATGACCCCGAAACCCTGGAACACCTTTGGCCTATTGCTAAGATTGTTACAAACTGGGCTACCCGTATAAGAGCAAAGGCAATTGCTGTTGCACGGGATGGTAAGGAGTTCCCATCATTGCGCCTACGATCCCTGGGAGCGACTCGAAAATGCAATGACAACACAAAGCTGATGGAAATCGTCAGTGATTTTGACCTGCAAGGTGAAGATATTGTCAATATAGCCAACTTTCCCTTGAAAAAAATTGCAGAGGCCGTAGGTAGGTCAGCCCCAGAAGGGGAGCAGGGCCAGAAAGCCAGAGATTTTATGGATGCTGTAGAAGCAGCAGACATAATTAACCAATCGGACACGCGATACACGCTGTCCTAAACCATAAACAGAGTAGCAGTAATGCCAAAGACAAAAGAGAAAAAACAAGAAGTAGTAGAAGTAGAAAAGCAGGAGTTAGCAGGAACCCCCAAGTGGGAGATTGCAGCAACGGATATTGATATCCCACGCTATAACATCCGGCAAAAATCATCGGAATATGATGCCGGTGAGTTTGGCGACCTTGTCATCGACAAGTCGCATGTGGTAGTCAAGGAGGGGACAACGACGGATGTAATCGTCGTCAGCGCCGTAAAAGCGTGGAGAGAGAAAATTGACTACCAACTAGGTATAAGGGGGCGAATTGCCAGGACAGAAGAAGAAAGTATTGCTCTTGCAGCAGACTCAGAATATGAAGTCCTGCCCTTTGCGGACATCACATTCCTGATCCCCAAACCGGAGGGCGCAGATGACGATGCTTATCAGTTCCCAATTGGGGATGAGACATATGCAATGGGCAAGCTGGATGTGCAGAATAAGTCTTATAGAGGCACTTATATGCGCCTCTGTACTTTTGCTAAGTTCAACCCAGCGGTTCCCCTTATGAAGAAGACTTGGACATTCAAGACCGAGTATGACAGCAGGGGCAAGACCGAATGGTACAACGCCACATTTACCGTTGCAAAAGGGGAAGCCCCTGATGCCGTGGTAGAATTTGTTCAAAACTTCACTTCTTAGCTTTATGACTATTGCTAAAAAAGAAGTAAAGATATTGGATGCCCATATTGAAGAACTCCAAAATCTTCAAAAGGACTATTCTGAAAAGATTGAATTGCTAACCCGCCAACGGGACGACTTTGATGTCCTTATTGAGGCATTGGGTAAGCAACTAGGATCCTTGAAGGATGTTGACATGGACCAAACAAAGCTGGAACTTAGTTCCAGTTCATAGTGCCGTGGCAGACTGAGGGTTTTCCGTTCTCCTTGGTTTAGCCAACCCGCTCTGGTGGCTTTGAGGTCTTATGCTTTCTTCCTCTTAGCCACCAGGGCAACTTTATCCATATGAATACCTATGCTCTGGACTATGAGACTTACTATGATAAGTCTTGCTCCATAAAGACACTGGGACCGTTGGGTTACTTTGCCCACCCCGATTTCGATGCCTACATGGTCTCAATTGTCGGGGACGAGGGGACCAGCTTTGTGGGTCACCCAAAAGATTTCAACTGGGCAACCCTGGAGGGGCAACAAGTCCTCTCCCATAATGCATCCTTTGACCAGACCCTTTACCTCTTTGGAGTGAAGAAAGGCTGGTGGCCTAATGTTGATTACGCCCTGTGGCACTGCACCGCTGATCTAGCAGCCTACTGCGGGCTACCGCGCTCCCTAAAGGGGGCAACTGGGGAACTCTTTAATCTGGAGATTTCCAAGGATACACGCGACAGCATGAAGGGAAAGCGTTGGGAGGACATGTCCCAGGAGTTCAAGGTGGAAGTCAGTGCTTATGCCTTAAAGGACTCAGAATTGTGTCTAAGGCTGTGGCAGGGGCTTAGTGACCAATGGTCACCCCAAGAGCGTGAAATAAGCAGTATCAGCCGTAGGGGCATCCAGCGGGGCATTCCTATTGATACTCACCTGTTAAAAGAACAGCGGGAAGCAATTTCCAAGAAAAGATTTGAAGCTGAGAACAGCATCCCTTGGATTGAAGATTCCCCTCCACTGTCACGCAAGGCGTTTAACGAAGAGTGCCGTAAAATAGATATAGAGCCGCCGGCAAGCCTCGCGCTGTCCAGTGAGGAGGCTAACGAATGGGTGTGTTTACATGGTAAAGACTATCCTTGGATTGAAGCTGTTCGGGATTACCGGCGTATCAACGCACTGAAACGCAAGCTGGACTCATTCGACCATGCGACTTTATCTAATGGGCGTTTCTACGGGGGCTTGATGTATTTTGGCGCTCATACGGGGCGCTGGTCAGGATCCGGTGGAAACCTGAATCTGCAAAACCTTCCAAGAGGTGACCTGTTTGGCGTGAACCTCCGGCATCTGATCTCACCTGAGAAAGGCAAAAAACTCATAGTTGCTGACTTGTCACAGATTGAAGTCCGTACATTATGCTGGCTGGCAGAAGATGAGGAGACTCTGGCGGAAATTGAGAAGAGCGATGATATCTATGAAGCCTTTGCCGTTCGATTTGGCAAATGGTCCAGTGATTCAGGGGTCTTGAAAGAAGAAAACCCAAAGCTGCGACACATGGTTAAGCAGATGGTCCTGGGTTGTGGCTATGGGGCATCCGCTAACAAGTTCTCAATGATCTCAGGGATGTCCTTACGGGAAGCACATGGAGCCGTATTGCTGTACCGCAACAAGCTGAACAGGGTAGTAAGGCTCTGGAATACCCTCCAGAGGAAAATGCATATTGCGTACACCAAGGGGGAGGACTTCATCCTGAGATTGCCATCAGGAAGAGAGTTAAATTACGGAAAAATCACTACTGCTTTGCAGGAAGGTAGGCGTAACTACATCGCCATGATCACCAGGAACTCCAAGAAAATCCCAATGCGCCTGTGGGGTGGTTTGCTGGCAGAGAATGTATCTCAGGCACTGGCACGGGATATCTTCGCCAACATGCTACTCCGCATTGAGGCTGCGGGGGCTAGGATCATCTTCCATGTCCACGATGAATTTGTTATTGAGGCAAATGAGGGGGAAGCAGAAAAAACTCTAACAGACGTAATTGAAAGCATGTCTGAAGCACCTAGCTGGATACCGGATATCCCGCTGGCAGCGGAAGGCAAAATATTAGATAGGTATGAAAAATGAAATACAGATATATTAAAAACCTCCAAGAAAAGAAAACTAATAAGACTGATGATATGTCTGGGCTGGCCAAGTTCAAGCCATCCCTAAAGTCCAAGGCACACTTCAAGGAATGGTGTGGAGAGAAAGACACTAAATATGTTTTCTACACCTTGTGTGAAGGAGACAACCCCAACCTCCGAATTTCGGAGAGTAACCCCATAAATGCAGTCCATGGTCTGGCCATAGATTATGATGCCCCGCTGGACTGGGATGCCGTTGACAAACTAATCCACACGCAATGTAAAGAACTCCTGCCGACTTGGCGCTCAAGGACATTTTCAGGGTACATACGCCTGGTGTGGGAGCTTGAGGAAAAGCTCCTCATCTCCCCTGATATGTATGACGCCTTTATAAAGCGTCTGGGAAACCAGCTTAAAGTGGAAAGGCTCTTCGCTGGCTTTGATGAGTCCTCCTACAGGGCGAGTCAGGTCTTCGCTATAGGGGAGGACTGGGTCAAGATAGGGGAGCCAATACCCAAGGAGATTTACAGGACAACCCTATTCAAGGTTGCCAACACCAACCCACCACAGACAACTCAATCGACAATACCAATTGATGTAATTGAAAAAGAAGTCCATGAGCGTTTCCCCAATCGTTGGGAGGGGGACTTCACAATAGGAGCGCGTGGTCCCCTGTTTTGGATCGATGATGACATTGAACGCATTGGGTGTCAGGTCTCTGACGAGGGGATAATCTGTTACAGCGTCCGTGCCGGTAAAGGGTTCATCACATGGCGGGAAATCTTCGGCGCGAAGTTTGTCGAGGACTACGAGGTCAAGAAAATGGGTAGCCTGTTAGACCAATATTGGTTTAATGGGAAAATGCACTACAAGTTGTTACACGGTGCGGCTCATTCAATACCCAAGGATCAGTTGTGCCTTGAGCTTCGCCAAGCCGGTTTTTCCCCGCGCCCTAGAAGGGGGCAGCCTTTATCGGAACTGGAAACAGCACTGGTTACAATTGCGAATGATAACCGGATCGATGAAATAGCACCTGTTGTATTCAGTTCAGACAGGGTTGTCTCTTACAACAGTCACCGGATACTTAACACTGCCAACATAGACCCAGTGCAACCGGCAGAGGATGGGGATCCCTCCAAGTGGCCTTTCCTGCATAAATGGCTCCACCAGTTATTCGCGGACAGTGTGGAGCAGGGAACTGTCCTGTATTTCTTTGCTTGGATGAAGATCNATTCTATATAGCCGTCTTGGAACGTAAACGTAAACAGGGACATGCACTCCTTCTAGTTGGGCCAACCAGTGTTGGTAAATCCCTACTGTCCAACAAGGTCATCTCAGCCTTGGTTGGTGGTTTCGCTGATGCTTCGGACTATCTATCCGGCCAGACAAACTTTAACAAGGATCTTGCACGGGTTGCTGCCTGGGTTGTGGATGACACGACCTCTGCGGCCTCCTTTCAGGATCAGCGGAGGGCGACAGAACTTATAAAGAAAAGTGTAGCCAACCCAAGAATGGAATATCACGCGAAGTATGTTGATGCAATCAGCGTCCCATGGACCGGGCGGGTAGTCATGTCCCTGAACATGGATGCCAACAGCCTCAGTGTGATCCCAAGCCTTGACTCATCCAACAGGGATAAGTTAATGGCCTTGCGCATGAGTGATGAGGCAACAACAAAGTTTCCGCCCAATGATGAGCTTGAGGAAACCATAACAAATGAATTGCCCCACCTGGCTCGTTGGCTGTTGGACTGGAAGGTCCCAAAGGAGGTTAAAGGGGACTCACGCTTTGGTGTGTATGGCTACATCGACAAGACAATTGCATCAGCAGCTTATGACAACTCAAGTCGATCCACTGTGGCTGAACTGGTTGAGTTCTTCGTCAAGAGGGCGCGGGAGTATTTTACCAACCCCATATGGCGGGGGACCCTGACTGAGTTCCAGGGGAGCATCCTTGAGTTCAACGGGGGCCGGAATATAGGAGTGTCCGGCAACATGGAATTCGTGAGGAGAGGTTTCCTGACACTGGAGGAAACCAGCAATAGCAACAAGAAAGCGCGACCTATAAAGTCCATAGGCTTCGGGGGAGGTAAGATATGGGAGATTGACTTAGACTCAAAATTTGATATAGACAAGGAACCAATGATTCAAGCACCTGTTAAAGAAAAAGTACCCCTATGACAGCCGACGAAGTAATTGAATTCCTTGAGGACAAACTTGGCAAAGAGGCTGAAGAGGTCATCCTGGCTGATGGTCTTGACAGAGCCTTTATCGGAGCCTCCCTTGAGCCACCCAGGGCTGTCTACAGCATTGAACTCTGTATTGATGCACTCACCAACCAAGGGTTGTCTACCTCTGATGCAGAGGACCAATTCTGGGGGAATGTTGTAGGAGCCACAGAAGACTGTGAAAGCGCCCCAATATTCATCCACACGCTTATTTAAACTGAGCCGGCGGGCTTAGTTCCCCGATAGTTATTTGATAACCATTGGACTTGAATGTAAACCCCGTATCATCCTTATCCCCTACCTTCCTGAATGTGGCTTCATCGAAGAAAATGGGAGCCAATAACCAACCAACCAGATAAACCCGCGCAAGATCCCGCCTTACACGGGTAAAGAAAAAGACATCATTCTCAGGGATGATGTCTTTTTTACAATTTACAAAGGCGCTGAACTCCGGTTTAGGTTGCCCACTACAGGTCTTGGACTTTACCTCAACCTTCTGCTTCCTGTAGACAACATCATGGGTAAAGACCTTATCCCCCACATACCGGCTGCGGGGCAGGTATGCCTTAACCGCAATCTCGCCCAGACAACCTGTTAAGTTCCCCATGCCACGCATATAGGAACCAGGGAGGATGCCCATGGCACATGATCGCTCATGAGCCAACGCTATATCATCGCTGGACGGTGTGAAAACGACAAGGTCTTCCAGATGTTTGAACCGCTTTTTTCCTCTGCGCGGGCGGCTCATACACTCAGGCTACCTGCTAAACCTATCTTCTATAGCTTGCAGAAAGGGTCTCCTTCTGGTGGCCTTTCGGACAGGAGCGGGAGCAGGGGCAGGAGCAGTTCTTGTAGCTTTCCGCCCAGAAGTCTTGGCTGGAGCCGGAGCCGCTGTAACTGGGAACTTTGCCAACTCCCCCGTGAACCGGTTACGCACACCTTTCCAAACTTTAGGGGAGCTTTTGAAATTCACCTCCACCTTCCCCAGTTTTGACTTTATCAAAGACCGCATAAAATCGTCTTCGGTAAATGTCTTTTTGTTTTTGATGGCTGCGTCTCGTTCAGCCACCGCCTGTTTAACATGGCTGTGGTGCAACCCCCCATATTGATTATAACCCCCCTCTATTATATTGCGGGCTTTATCACCATACTCATCGATACCCCTCCCAGTGGTGCTTTTAAAGCCCGTAAGATACTTATCAAGCCCTACATTTTTAGAATCTCCCTTATAGATGTAACTCTGCTGGGCTTCCCCAAACCCTTGGTTGGCAAATCTCTCTAAAGATTTCCAAGCAGCATCAAACCCAGGGGTTCCTGCCTTATGGAACTGGCCTTTATCATCCTTGAAATATTGCTGGTAATTCTCAGGAATCCCCTCCTCTACGAAACGCTGGGCTTTAGATTGTTCTCCTGGGGAAGACGGATTACTTGGCATCTGGAAAGTCCCATAAGACTTGCCCCCCAAATCCCCCTTACCGGTACTTATTGCCCCCACACCGTAGGGGTCTTCATCTGTCATGAATATCCCAACTTCAGATTGGGCAAGCTCCGTGTTTCTTGGTGTGAAAAATTGTCTATTAGCCATAATATTTAGAATCTAACTGGGGTCAATATACGCCAATTAATGGCTCCGCGAGGAGAAGGTTGAGGCTCGACACGCTCAACGCGAACACGACCAATTGCTTCACCAGAAGTAAATGTGTAGCCAGACATGACGGCTCCCTTCGGGGGTGCTTCCCAAACGGCAACCTCAAACCACCCCCAGCCGTCGAGTTCATTGACTTCTAGTATGTAGTTGTATCCCGCCCCCGCGCTTACCCACCACATCCCAAATACAAATTCGTCCCTATCAAAGAATGTTACCAGTTGTGGTAACGGGGGTGGTTCCGCCAATGCAACACCCAGTGAAGCCAGCAGGATGAGGATAAACTTTATCATCTATCGAAATCTATACGCTTTAGTATGACTTCCCAGGCGGGGAAAAATATCTCCTCCATGCACCGGACAACGGCTTCCTGTTCGTATCTCTCTGAAAACCCTACACCGGATATGAGCAGCGCGGCTTCCATCACTTCGTGGCGCAATGTCTCTAACGCTACCTTGTCATTTAGACCTGTGTTGATCTGGATCAGCTTGTCATCGTGGAAATACTCCCCAAAGGTGTCGCTATCGGCTCCCTTGAACGCCCCAATAACCACTTTGATGCGCCGTCCGGCGATTGTGATTGTCTTGGGAAATTTCATGGTAGGCTACCATTGGCTGGCTAACTCGTTATAAAGAACTATACCACCTGTAATCGCTGTAGCCAACCCGTCCTTATGGGCTGTAGCCAGTTGCCAGTCGTCCGTATTGGATCCAAAGAAAGGCTCTGCAATGCAAGCAGGGCAATGGGTCAGGCGCAGGAAACTGGCTCCGCGAGACCCCTTCGCCCGCGCCTTGATGCCTCTGCTGGTAAGTTGGGGGAAAGAATCTTCCATAGAATCCCGTAGAGAACGGGCCAGGAGCCTTCCTTTTTCACTACTATTCCAATAGAGCCACTCATGTCCAGTGGCAGACGGGCTGGCGGCATTGAAGTGCAACTCTACGGCAAACTCTGCTCCATCTTTCTTGAGCTTCTTGGCAAGCCCGCGCATGGCACTGGTGTAACCGTTACCCTCATATGCACTATATATTCGTACATCTTGGCGGGTCTTGGACGCTATCTTTCCAGCTAAATCGCAGTTGTAGTCCCACTCAGTAGTCCCATCCACTGATGAGGCTCCGCTGTCACCCTGGCGGCTGTGTCCTACGCAAAGGGCTATCATGTGGGACCTATTCCAAATAGGATTGAGGTTAAGGGGACAATGAACAAGGCTGCGATAGCCAATAGGATTATGGCTATGATGATCACTGTGTTTACGATGCGGAAGATCATTTAGGCCATTCGTTGTTCAAGAGAAGAATTTCCGGCGCTTCCCCTGCTTCTTGGCTTTGGCAAGTATTCCAAGGGGAGCCGGAACCGCCTCAAACTCTCGTTCAATAGCCTCAATATTAATTGGCTGCGGTCTAGGTATGTGGAGGGGGGCTTCCTCTCCTGGAGCCTTAAACCCTCGTTCAATGGTCTCAATATCAAATGGCTGTGGTGTAGAGAGAGGGTTAGGAGCTTCGGACTGGGGTTCATCTTGTTCAAGAAAAGGTGGTCCTATTTTCTCTGACTTATACCTTTTCGTTTTGGGGTCTTGATATATATGATATCCAGCTTCAGCTTCTCCCTTCTCCAGTAAGTCCCAGGTTTCATGACCCCTACCTTTAAGGAGTAGCCCTGTATCTGGGTCTCTACTAGGCCAGTGTATCCCCCAATCTTGCTCATCCTCATGCCACTGCCAAGACTGAAAAGCCCCTTCATTACTTTGTGGGGCTACTCCAGTTGCCCGTTCCCCATAACTGGGTATGGGTGGCTTGGGCATTGTCAATGGACGTTCATCTATAAGCTTATCAGCCGTTTTATAGTCATACCCTTCACCGTCTGGTTCAAATTTAGGATACTCTTGCTGCATACGGCGCAGTCGCGTTTCCTCGTCTAGTGCATCTGGTCTCAACACACCCCACCCCTCGTCCTCTGGGAAGTGTTTCTTGCTGGCTTCTTCAGGCATTACTTCCCGCCCCCTATAACAATAGCCCGCCGGTAGCTGTAATCAGAATGGAACTTCTGCCCCCTGCCCATCAGTGTCCCCTCAACGAAAGGATACTTAAATCCTTCGATGAGGGTAACTGTCGGGGGATCATACATCGCGCTCTCGTTCAAGGCGCGGCGCGAGCCTTTCAAGCCGCAACTTTGCAGCAGGGCTACCATCGGCAGCAAGGCGATCAATTTCATCTTCCAGGTCATAGGCGTAGGTTCTTTTGCGCCAGTCGGCATACGCTATGTATGCTTCCAGCGCGGCTGTAATAAGCCGGAAGAACTTCACTTCTTCCGCTTATTCAGCACTGACCAGACAAGTCCGACAAGGGTCACAAGTGCGGCAACAGCCGTAGTCACCTCATCAGAGGATGCCAGCCCCTTTTCAGCCACAAATCCGCCCCCGAAGGTGCAAATATGACGAATAATTCCAAGAATTGCATCTTTGCTCATTTTTTTCGTTTGTTCTTTAACAGATGGTAGAGCGAAACTACAGCGACTGCAATTCCTAATAACCCTCCCATGATTTGTATTGTCCACTCCACCTGCTCTTGGTAAGGTGACACAACAGCGATGATCGATCCAGCGACTCCTGTTGCTCCCTTCGTTAAAATTTCACTGGTGTTCATGGGTCTTCAGAGTGCGTCCAATCGGTGGGTAGTTCATCGACCAAGGCTGATGTTTCGGTGGGAGTTAGTAAGCCTAACTTGTAGCCATTTATATCAAGGAATGCGCGGGGATTAGTCTCTGTTTCTTCAACGTGGACACCCCACACATAACGTGTGCCGTCAGGCTCATTATGAGCATGATAAGCTAAACCCTTGTCCGCCCCCGCCTGATCAGTGCGAGCTACGGCTTCTGCTTCGGTGGTAAATAGTAAATAGCTCATTAGTAAATTGAGAAGTAAGAATTTGAGTTGGCGGTTAGCCCCGCCTGATTAGCTAACTGACTACTAGGCCACCCCACAAACTCTTGGACATCACCCTTCCAGCCATAAGTCTGGCTATACCTTGCCCCCAGCCGAAACCCCTCCATCGCATTAGTATGCAACCCCCAAACTTGAGAGCTTGGGAGTCCCGCCTCTGGGTCAACAACATCAGAGCCATTAAATGACATTAGGCTGTCAGGGGGATCACCATTATATACAGCAAACCAATGTTGCTGATCAGTGTTTGCTGAATCTGCCGGTGCTACTAAATACTTAGTGCTTCCCGCATATGCCCCCTGCATAAGCGATGCGCCAAATAAAAAGCCTAGAATTACCCTATTCGATGAAGTGCTATCATCACCATCTAATAACTGTTGGTTAGATGATCCTCCAGATTCATCTGCCGTAGCTACGACAGTCAGGGTAAACGGTTGGGATACTGTTGCCCAACCAGTATTCGATAAATTAACCTTGGTGGAGTCACCTCCGCGCAGGTTAAAATCAATCGCAGGTTTTGAGTTCTGCGTATTTATAGCCCCACTTACGACAATATGCGGTTGATAAGCATCGGTGGTGTTAGTGGCATTCCGTCCGTTACCTGACTGATCATACCAAGTAGTAACATAAGCACCATTATCATCTCCACCCGCATCCACAAAATCCCCCAAAGTGGGGCCGGAACCACCCGTTTCATTAGCAATAGGGGAGCTTAATGAAATAGTCCCTGCCGCATCGAAACCAACATCGGCTTCCTCATCACCATCAGACTCCCTGACCTTCATCGCATACCCCGAATAGTCATTCGATAACTTACGCACCGAATACGCGAACATCGCATCAGGGTAATCATCCAGCAACAGGTTGGCAAACAACCCACTCGCGGGGTTAGCCGTTACACCGCCACCTAATCCTAAACGGGGAGCCATTGTTTTTTAGGCGGATAGATAGGCAAGAACAGCCCCGCTGTGTAACTTGAAGCGGGAAATTTGCCCATAGATGGTTATACCAGCAGGTATTGTATCAGCGGTTCCTTCTGTGGTGTGTGCAAGTCTTCTGGCAGCGTTGTGTGAATCACCTGCGACCCTCAATGCGCCCACATCCTGGCCTTCGTCATCTAACTCGTCCCACTCCAAATATTCAAACTTGGTGTCTTCCGTAATAGTAAGGGCGCAAAACTCACCTGTTCTATTATCTGTGCCTGATTCATATACCGCTCCGGCCTGACCGAAGGATTGTTTGTCTATATTTGTTGTAGCCATAGCTAATTATCTTGTTTGTTTTGAAATTAATACATGCCCACTACCCTACCACCAGGACCGCTTGGGGCAATATAAGGTCTTGGTCTTGCGCCACCCCTGTATGAGTCAAGGTCAGCGTCAATGAGCTTTTGTGCCGTTTGCCAATGGTATTCAGCGCGTTGGACATCGGCATTGTCTTCCGCGAGCTTGCCCAGGAGGGCGTGTTTGATGACTGATGGGTCATTAGGAAGGAACACTAAGTGGTCATCTATAGCAACGTCCACCCATTTTCTCTTCATGAGGAATGTAGCCTTTGTGCTGGAATCAACAGGGGAAACCCTATACCTCCTTCGGCCTCCGGCTCCTGAGTATCCATCATCATATACACCTACTGACAGGGAGGTGACATCAGCCGCAGCAGTTGCACTAGGCTCCCCAAAGAGCCGGTAATCATGCCAAATGGAGAATAAAGCCGTTGGGCTGTCATCCAGGATAGCATGGAGAATACTATCATAGCCGACACCCGTTGAAGCATCGTCGGCAGGTAATGTAAAATACCCACTGCTGACATCCTGCTCCTCAAGCGTGGTCATCATATCCCGCCAAAACCCCATATGGAAAACACGGGGCATGACCTCGTTCAAAGCCTTATACCAATCAGCATCGGTAGCGGCTCCCGCATCCAGATACTGGCTGTATTTACCCTTTAATGTTCCTACTTGTCCCGTTGGCATGACTCGTTAATATAGGGGTTTTGGGGGCTATTTCAAGGGGCTGGTTATGCTGGGGCGGCTCCATTGTAACCAAGCCCGTTGCCTGAAGTTCCTGATGTGTTGTTAACCCCTAGAGTGAACCAAGTGGGGGTTAGGTAAATATTATCATGGATGATTTGATCTACTGGTTCTGAATCCTCGTCATCAATGGCGGCTAGTTCGGCTATTTTTAAATAGAAAACCCCAGTCTTACGCGCATCGGAATCTGATGTGCTTGAAAGGTCTTCAAGTGCTTTGAAATCAGCCACCCTATTCCCTGCTTCACCCTCATTCCTAGGATTTTGCCACATCAATTCTTTTCTATCAGTACCAAGTGCCCTTGCGGCTCCAGCTTGGGCTAATTCAGCGAGAGTAGTTGGTGCAGAAGTCCCTTCTACATGCACCAACTGAACCCCTTCCCTTCCTGAACCCCCTCCTGAGTATATGGCAGGAACCCCAAGCTCCGCAGGGGGATATATTAAATACATGAGCCATACCGAAGAAACCCCATCAAAACTTGGTAGTGTAGCAAACATCTTTTTATCCCCATTACGAAAACTTGGGGGGTCGCCAGCGGCAGGGCCATAAAACTGTAGTGGTATATGTCCTTCTCCGGTGAGTAAAGCGGCTGTTCCAAAGTTAGCAACATGAGTATCCCCATAAGCAGACTCAAGTGCCCAAAGGCCAGCCGCATATTCACTAGCATCTACAGAGGGCTTATCTGCTTGAGGCCAAAGGCCATTTGTATTGCCATCGTCAGAAGAGTTGTTAGCCCCTATCATAGGGGTCGTTCCTGCTGTTGTATCGCCTGTTGCACTACCACCACTATCCAAAACATTTTGCACTTCTCCATGAGGCCCGTGTGGTTCGACTTTGGACATACTCAAACCACCTGCATTATAAAATAAACGCCCAAGCCGGACACGAACCTCTGACTCGTCGTCTTCATTTTTGTAGCGGTTCACCTTGAAGGGGTGTAGAAACTCACCCTGCTCAACGGGTGGGTGGTAGTCTGTTGTATGCTCCTCACCATACCCATCATAGGAGGTAGACTCCACATTTGTGGAAAAACCTTCGGGGGGCGCGGATACAGAATGAGGTAATTCCCAATCCTGCTTATCAATTTTACCCACTTCATCTGCCCCTGATGGAGTGAACTCTTTAAAATCTTCTTTACCCATTACTAATCCTCTTCATCTAAGGCTGGGGGGACACCAAAATCAGTATCCGTATCAGAACGGTCTATATGTGGCTCATATGCCGTAACCTTTGTGCGGAGATAGCCACCCCTGAGAGGTTCCTGTGAATCTTGGATTACAAGGGTCTGCCAATCAGTATAATTGGTAGCCTTCCATGATGCTACATAACCCCCGTAAACCCATACAGGGTCTTCGGTTCCATTAGTATAGGTTAGTTCCACTAAATTATGCAGACTGGGCTTAACCTTTACCCGCCAATTCGGAGTCGCAAATTCCATTGGCAAGGCTTCCATTGGCTTAACCAAGGTCAATTTAATAGTAGAGCCTGTTACATCGGTTGGGGCTAAATACGGGAGTTTCCGCCAATACTGCTGGATAAGCACCTTGGTGGGGCCGGAATACCCCTCACGCTT